CAATACATAATTACGGTCGGCAGTTTCTAACGGCACAAAAGCATATATCATATAATTATCTTTATCAATATATGTCATTTGCCCTGTGTTATAATCAATGTGCATAATACCATTATATACAGGATAACCATATTCATTTATATCTATGCTTTGAACTGTTTGATTGGATATATAATTAGTTAATAACTGATTTAAATGAAGTAGGTCAAGGGAGAATTTATATCGATCCGGCTCTATTGTGCCATCATTGTTTAATCCATCAAAACCTAAACGATAAGCATATACCATATATCTATTGCCACCATATACATATTCAGATGCTTCACCAGGTAGCAAAAATTCTGAAATACCTAATATACCTAAATTATTATCAATTGTATTTATATCAGGGAATGTGACACCTATGCGTGGGTTATATGCACCAAACTCATACCCATTGCGAGATTCAATTTTGTTAGATATTTTATGTTTATAATTTAAAATATCAGCTGCAAATTCTTTTTCAGGATTATGAATCAGCTGTATATTAGAATTTAATCCACCAAAATTTTGCATTATAATTTTTTGATACATTCTCCCCACTCCCTATGAAAATGGTGCAAATTTGTAATCTACAATACCTTGTTGGAATAAAGTAGGCTTATTAACTTTAGCTCTCTCTATCTCCTGCTTAAAACTTTGCTCAAATACTCTATAATTAGCACTGCCTTTACTCTTGATAAACAAACTTAAAGCATAATCTATAAATGCATTCTCATACGGTGATAATACAGGATTTAATCGCTTGGTGCTAAATTGATACATAAATCGAGTAATGTTCTGCCCTGTAATAGGATGCACGATTACCTGGTCTAATGGATACCAACTGTTATATGTAATAGGCACAGTAGTAGTATCATCGGCTCGTATCCATTGTTCAGTTGCACTTAATGGGGACAAATCAGGTATATACCACAAATATAAAGGACCATCATATTGTGGATATATCAATATTTCCTGTCGCCATACAGTTGCAATATATACACTTTTATCAGGATAATGATACATATATACATTAGGAGTGCGTCCAACTCCTGTATGCAACGTATCTCGTATCCGTGTAAATTGTTCAAAATCTACAATCAATATAGGGACAGTTGCAGTAGGATAATTAGCCTCATCTTGTGGTATCAATCCATTGCGTAATTCAATTATACGTAATACATCGGTAGGCAACATATATATATTGTCTGCGTTTAAATCAATCCGTTGCACTTGTTCCACATATTCCGTCTCACGTTGAAATATCTGTATGCCTTTTGTTAGCCATCTCATAAAGGCTAATTCAGTTACATCTAAAGTCTCGGTATATAACTTCGCCATATCTCTAAAATCCGAAAACATTTCAGCCATTGTGCTAGACATTATAAGCCCTCTTCCTTTTTCATAGTTGATAATTCTTCTACTTGCGTCTGAACATCTAATTGATATGCTGTCATTAGAGTTTCAAATGCAGACATTAATTCTTGATTAATTAAATTTAAATTTACCGATGGATAATAATCTATTAACAAATTTTTCATAGCTTCTAATATTACTAATTCTTGCAACTCAGGTGATAGATATAATTCCATATCAGTTGGTTCAGTTAATTCTAATAATGCTTGCACATACCATACTTGCAGTGTAGCATTCAAATTAGTTAAACTTGCTATAGTAGCTTGGTCGAATGTTGCACCTATATATAATAAAATCGTCCTTGCAAATACATCATATTCATACGCAAAAATAGGACTATCAATAGTTGGCACATTCCAATCGTGAATAGAAATGGTATAGACTTCCCGTTTGCTCGATTGACGGCATTGCTTTTTATACAATACCGATGTCCCCTGCCACATCATATATACATTATCAATAGATATTAAATCCGCTGGCATACCATATACAAATACTTGGTATGCTCGTGTCCCGTATTGAATATTTTGTATAGTTGGATCTTGTGTTCCATTATTGAATGGTATATTAATTACATTGCCAAATCTATCAGACATAAAAGGCAAAACATAATTTTGGACTTTACGCCTCGCCGTATTAATATAATTAGATATGGATACATCGCTAACAACTGCGCCTGCGAAATATCGCTTTAATCGGATTTTTAAGAAATCTATGTATTCAGCTAATATCATAAATTAGGTGCTACCTCCCCTGGCGTCGCTTGTGATGGAACAAATGGGATGCGAGGCTCTACAAAACTTTCTAATTGTCTCGCTTCCGTTAATTCTTTTTCTTTCTTTCTTTGATATAATTCACTTTTTATCTTCTGTATATTCTGTAATAAATAACTCAATTCACCTCTCTCATCAGCGTGCATTAATAATTTTAATAATGCAATAGAATAAAATAAATCTATATATTCATAAGGTATAGGCAATATAACATTATTCTGTGTCTCCTGCAAAACATTAGGATATATATATGCCTCCATTATTCCTTGTATAGTAGTATTGCTAATTATATCAATATTAGACATAGGCTGTGTAGTAGCATAAAATACTAAACCATAGATTGTATATACAGGATTATCCTCTATTGCTACATTCCAACTGTGAGCTGTCTCCCAATTAACAAGTGCATTGTATTCACGACTATTTACATACCGTGCCTCTCGCAATGGATCAACTGCACTCTTTTGAATTAATACTCTGTGTGGCTTAATAAAATTTGGACCTAAAAATTGACCATTAACTACATTAAATCTAGCTATATAATTATGACCATATACAGGCAATAATATAGAAATAGTATCCATTAAGGCAGTATTGACAATCTGCACTAAACTAAAATAATCTATATTAAAACCATTGCGATAACTATTTACCCTATTAAGTATTTCGTCAATTGCATCACGTAATCGCACACCACCATAATTAATCATTACTGCCCCCTGCATTCTGTAATGGTATGCGTTGTCCTGATTCTATAGGCACATATAATCCACGCTGTTGTTCTGTAACATCCATAGTATTAATACGTTCAGCTGCAAAACAAGCTACCTCGAAATGATATTCAAGTGGCACTTCTAATCCTATATTATTCGCTACGGAAAATACAACAGGATACCGAATATATAAAATAGAAGCTAATAAATTCTGCATACCTGTATTATTCTTAATTTGGATAATAGTGCGCAATATATTATTCGCATCAGTTCTATTGACATAACTCCAGTAACCATACTTCGGATAATTAGCTCCTGGTAATAAATATGGTTGGTTTGTAAATATCATATTGTAATTTTCAAATTTTGCAGGTTCTAAATATGATAAAGTTACAAATTTATTATTGCCATTATTATCTACCGTCTTGACAATTAAATTGCGGGGGAAAAACATTAATGTATTTAATTGAAATTCAGCTGTCGTATTATCAATAATACGGTCTTCCTCAAATACATATAAAGGTCTTAAACAACGTTCATCACCTTTGGCGTGCGCTTTAGCAATTAACACCCGCTGAGCATTATCAATCTGTTGCTCCATAAAATCAAGTGGAGCATACCATTCGTGCCCTGAGTCTAATAACGTCCTAACAGTAGATACGATTTCTAATGGTGTCATTGCTATTGTGGTTTATATGGTTCTAAAAAACTGTCTATCTTTGAATATAAATATATTAATTGCGTAGGTATAGTTGATTCAAAAGTTTTACCTTCGGACAATAATTTTACATCTCGCTGTGATAGACTATCCTTTAAACTTAATATAGAAGCTGCTATATACAATATCACATTTTCATATATTGCATCAGAAAAAGATTTAGTTACATAATCAATTGGTACAGGAGGCGAAGGAAGAGCCCCATATATTCGTGCAGGATAAGTATAATATATTATACGACCTGATAATTGCTGATTGTAATTACTAGGCGCACCACCCCACCCTCTACTAAAATAAATAGCATTGTTAATTATATACGTACCATAATGCTCAGTATATAAATATTGTAATGCTTCACCACCGAGATAAACACGTGATAAATATGAATGTTCAGAATCTTGGAATACAGCAGATATAATATGCAAATAAGGGTCAGTTAATATATTCAAATTAGCTGGGACATTCAATTGAGCATTCCATCCAATTCTATCACTGACCCTTATTAATCCTTCTAAATATACATATAAATTACGCTCTAAACAATAATTCACAAAAAGCATTTGTGCATTATTAAGAGCTAAAATAATTTCATCATCATCATAAAATTGACCTTGGCTTCGTGCGCTCGTAACATCACGTAAAGCACGTCTAATTTGCAATACCAAATCCGACCCATCCATTGTGCCCCCATTATTTGCATACTCTTATTTCGTTACATTGGTAGAGGCATCCCACCTCCGCTATTCCCCCCATTAGTTCCGCTTGATGGTGAAAATCTATACATACCAGATTGCATAGGCGCACCAGATAATTGACTTCCACCAGAGGCACCCATCTCAGGAGGCATTTGGCTCATCTCTGCACCTGGAACTGGCGGCATCGCCATTCCAGTTGGTGCTGATTGTGGAAGCATACCAGGCGACATCATATTGCCACCCATAGCGGGGGGCGATGTTGGTTGTTGCATAGTGCTCCCTAATATGCCTAACTTCGCATCTATTAATGCTTGTTGTATTTGTAATTTAGCTGCTAAATCAACAAGTTGTTGAAAACGCTGATTATTCTCATTCACCGCTAATAACTTACTCAATTCCGTCTGCATTTGCTTTGTTACAAGTTCCTGCTCTTTTAGTTTTAATTCAGTAGCTCTATTCAATAAGCCTGCTTTTTCATTTGCTAATTTATTTAAATCTATGGTAACAGCTGTCTTGCGTTCGTGCTCACGTGTAGGTTGTCCCATTGATAATAATATTTTTGTTGCCATTTTTTTTCCTTTTATTCAAACTCTGCACTATCACGGGTTATATACCGCCTCTCTTCCTCCATTTGTTTTTTTGCCCAATCAGGAAAACTCTCTTTAAATATTACAGTTCCATATAAATCGCTCGACTCAATAATTCTCTTTAATTCTACATCATCAGTTACAAAATTATGATGTGTAAAACGTAAATAAGTGTTCTCATTTAAGAAGATTGCGGGTGCCTTCTTCGTAGATACATACGTAGTTAAAGCACCCGACTTCTCATCTTCTACTTTGCGACCTATATATCTGTCAATATTATAATCAGCTTGCTTATTAGGTTCAACAATATTTACAGTAATACTTTTCGTATCAGGACTTACAACTGCTTCCCCACTTAATACTTCTTGTTTCTTACTTACTTCCATATATTACTCCTTTAATTTTAATTATCTAGTCCATCCATAATAATTTGCATCAGTAGTAGTCAATGAACTACGTGGTTCATATCCAATAGCATCTCGCACTGGATAGTCATAAGGTTCGTCGCCGTGCTGTAAATGTTTGAGCCAGAATTGCCCTCGTCTATCAATTACATCCTCATTATCGCCCGCATAAGTTTTTGCTATCTCTGCACCACCCGATACATCTGTTATGTTATTTGTATCAATCCCTTTGAAAACATCACCTGCCCTATATTGTTTGTTGTTATAAGATACTATGCCTGCAATTACCTCATACCAAGTGCCATTAATAGCGGCAAGCGTACCACTCGACCAATTTAATATTGGCGATTCTACAAACAAACGTTCCTCGCCATATAATGTGCCTTTTCCTGCCATTTCGAGCCTATTGGTAGTCGCCCCACTTAAATCAGTCGGATAAACTAATTGCAATGATAAGGAATCTGGCGTCATTAATGATGCGTCGATTATATTCCCTGATCCTAAATCAAGATAGTTATATTTAAATTGATATGCTATTGTCCCATTATTACGGAACAAATCAATATCATTTTTGCTAATATATCGCATTTTTATTCTCCTTTTATTTTTATGCTGTTCTTAAAAGTGCGTGAACTTGTTCACGATGCCAAGCAATTGTGCCTTGCCATTCAATCATTAAATGGTAATCACGTTCACCTGGATCTTGCCAAGCTCTCGTTTCAAAATTCTTATTTACCATAATTTCGATTTCCTTAGGATCAATAACAAAACCCCAATCCTCGAAACCAGTATTCATACGTAACATATCACTACGGATAATCTTTAATTCAAAACCTCCTGGAACAACATATGTATCTAAATTCAACCCTATTTTTCCTGCTGGCACCTGGTCGGTCATTCTACGATAATCTTTAAATGCTCTATTGAATCTTTGCAATAATCTTGCACCTGCAATCATTATCTTTTTATTCCCATTTGGTGCAGTTGCAAATGCCATATCAGTAGTAAAGTTCATAAAGAACTCTTCAAAATCTGTTATCGTAGAAGGATTATACGTAGCAACATTTGTTCTAATTGCATCAAATAAACCACCCATATAACGTGTGGCTCTATTCTGCGAAAACTCTACTTTGCGATGACCCCACATAAAATTATACTCAATAGTCTTTTTGAAATTACGTGCTAATTGCTCTACCTGAAATTCCCAAGTTGCAGCTTCACGGGTATCTACCATATTACGCATATCCTCTGACATCGTAAATGTTGTCTCTTTATGCTCAACAAAATTGCAGTTATAAATTGGATGCGCCTGGTGAGAAAAACGCCCAATATCTTGCGACTCTTTAATAGTGCGACCTAAATAAATTACATCTGATTTACTAAATGTCCTGAATGGTTCATCTTCAATAACACGTACTACCACATAACCAGGTGTACAAGTGCTAACCATCACTGTATTAGAACCAGTGCCAGTAGCTAATGTTTGCGGTAATTTTAAGGCAGTGCTAGGATCATCCCCCATCCACTTGCTCGATGTCGGCGTCATTACAACTTCAAGATTCTGCCCTGTCTTTTGCACAAAGAGAACATCTTGAGGATCATAATACATATCAGAATTGGTCCAAGGTCTTGATGGTTGATCTAGTTTCAACCTAGCAAAACGACCATATCCTCCTGTGCTAACCAAAGTCGTACCTGCCTGAGCTTTCGAACAAAAATCGAAATGGTCAAACTCGTCAAACTCCATTTGAATCACTTTATGACTACGTGGCTTAGGACCCCGCATTGCATACTGCGATAACGTTACTAATGGGGTCGCATCTGGAGATACAGTACGTATTTTTTCGTCTAAATGCTCTTTTAATTGATACGGATCTGCATTAGTTGTTGTCGCAGGTCCTCTTGTGATTACGCTATTGAAAGCCATAATAATCTCCTATCCTTTGTTTTTACTTATATTTAATTTTTTTATCCTAACAATTCATCTATTCTTCTAGAACGTTCTGCTTTAGAACGAGCTTCTATATTTCCAATTGGTTTTTTAATAACATTGCCTGTAGCTTTAGAGCCTACAATAGCAACTGGTGTCTTTTGGTTAGTATTATTACGACTTTCTACTTTGCCCATATTATTCCTATTGCCAAATGCAGCACGAACAATTAATTGAGCTTGTTTTTCATTTAAAGGATTAATACTTAAATCTACATTTGGATATAATTCAGTAATGGTACTACCTAATATTTTTAAATCTTCATTACTTAAATTACTATTTAATCCCACCGTATTCAATGCACCTGCCAGTACTGCATCATTATGTTGTATTATCCGCTGTTGCTCATTCTGACGTGTTACATTGTTTAATGCTGATTTCAAAGTTTCTATCTCCGCTTTCAATCCTTTGGTTTCCCGCTCCACAATCTTAGAAGCTCTGTATTGTATTTCATCTGCAACAGTATCAAAATACTCGGGTTCTGGTTCTACTACTTCCTGTGGAACTGTTCGGTCCCTGTATGCCTCTGGATGTTTAGCCATATAATACGCATCAAAAATTTGTTCTTCGGTATAACCTTGCGCCTTATTATTTAAAAAATATCGCAAGAAATCAGATTTCGCTATATCATTCAATAATGGTTCTAAAGTTTTATATGATTGATACTTTTCACCATTTATTCTATAGTCCCGCCACAAATCTTCCAATTGTTGCTCGGTCACTATCTCTTTAACTGGTCGCCCTGTATCATCATTATAAACAACCTCAAATTGACCACCAACAGGTTCAACATCATATAACTGTTCCTGTTGCCCACCTTCAATTTGCAACTCACCTTCATCAGAATTTACATCATAGCCAGAGTTGAACTGCTCTTGACTATCAAGATTCTGTTCCTCACTTTCGTTTAAAACTTCATCTGTCACTACATTATCAGCCATATAAACACCTATTTTTTTACAAAATTAATAATATTCTTTACATAAACAAATTATTTTATTCACATTCATTTTGATGCTCCAGGTTGATTCTGCTGTTGGACTTGCATTAATTGTTGTACCACATTACTTTCCTGCTCCTTTGGACTGATGCCTATTGACTTTTTCAATTCATCACGAAGGATTTGTTTCTTAACTTGCGTTTGTACTTGCTCTTGTATTTTTTGTTCCTTCGCCTGTTGTGCCATCTCTACTGCTTGTTGCTGATATTGAGAATAATATTTTCGTATCTCTTCTTTCTTTGTTTCTGGTAGAGAAGTATATTCTAATAATAATGGCATTGTAAGTTCAGGTGGCATTGGAACAACTTGGAAAAAGTGTAATAGTTCTGTGAAATATTTTTCTTTCATTGCTTGGGTTTGCATTGCCTCATCAACCACAATATCAAATTTAATTTCAGTAAGTGTATCTAATATTGAATTATCAATATTCACATATTGCAAATCTTTACTTTGCCCTATCAAACGAATAATTTGACGGGGCGACATACAATGTTGTATATACCATACTATACGCTCGCTTACCGCTAATCGCCAAACACGTAACGCTTCTAATACAGGTAAATGCCCTGTACCTGCAGCTGCTGCACGAGCTTCTACAGCCCGCCCACTCTCAGCCGCATTTTCAGTTAAACCCATAGCGTTTGGACCGCCCATTTGCGTAGTCATTATTTCACGAGCAAAATTAATAGTTTGGAATATCTGCGGATTCACAGGATTATCTTGCAATACTTGTATAGCGTTTCCTATAACTGGAATAATAGGACGTGTTGTAGATAACTCACGACGCACCTTTTCTAATGTTACCCCCCGTTTTAGCAATGCTTCATTAACTAATGTTACACCTTTATTCTGGGCACCTAAGGCGTGATCCCATTGCGAGAAGCCACGATTGATTTCATCTTGTGGATTCTTTAAATTATCCACAACGCTAAAGAAATTGCCTTCCCAAAAATACGGAAAATATGGGACATACTGATAATCTGTAATAGATAAATCAGTATCTACAATAACCTTATCGCCTATCACAATAGTTTGATGGATGATCTCGCTATTGTATTTATCCATATATAAAAGTTCTGTACCATATGCATCGCCTAATGTAAGGGGTATCCCCTGCTCAATATAGCCAGATTGCAAAGTTTCAAAGTAAGTTTTTGCTTCATTTTTAGTATCAAATTTATGTATCTCACCACGAATATCATCAACTACTATCCATACAGTAATCACTTTATGTTCATTATAATCATAACATTTTAGCAGTTCTTTTTTAGGGTCTTGATATTTCACATACTCCATTATATAGCGTTTTGCATTAATTGCATCCACATCTTCATCAGCTAGGATAGCTTCATTTAAAATATAATCTTCAAAATCAGGAAATATAGATGCTAAGTTTTCACGAGATTCATAAAATACTCTACACATCCACGGTGCGTCACGCAATAGTTTATCGTGCGTATGATACAAATCCCAATACATTTCGCCAAATGGGACATATTCTATTTTCGGGTATCCATCTAGCACTTCATTAGTATCCCAATAAATATGTGCAAAACCCACACCTGTTAGACAACCAGTGGTGAATATATCTGTTTCTATATTTTTTATATTATTGCTTTGTTCAACCCATTTAATTAAATACGATAATATATCCGAGGCTAATTCATCGCTTACTTCTCTGCCGACAGCTTTAATATCCATACGAGTTTGCATTTGCACACCAATAAGATGTTGAATTTTTGGGAATATTTCATTCATTACTTTTGGCTTCCGCCCCTGTTGCAAATGGCTTTGAATTTCTTCTTCAGTCCAAGGATGCCCACTATAATAATTATAATTTGTTAATCCATCTTCGTATATCTCATTAAAATCAGTATCTACCGACTCGAGATTAGTTCTAACTTTCTCATATAAATCAATATCATTCTTTACTTGTTTCGGCAATTTCATAATAGTTCCACTCTATATTTAATCATAAATAATAAGATTTTAAACTTACAAAATATGGATTTTTTCTTGGGTCGTATATATCGCCAGCTTCTAACTCGGATAAATCAGCCGTGGAACTTTCGTAATCATTATCTATTCGGTTTTCTCGATCAGTATAAAAATTAGTTAATTCTTCTGAACTAATTGCTGTGTAATCTGGATAACCAAAACCAGACACCAGCATATAACGTAAAGCATCAGCTGCATCATCAGGACCAGTCGTATCTAAATCTTCTCTATTTGTTCCACTTCTTTGTGTATATTGCAGTATTGGAAGAGTATCTATTAATGTGGTGCATATATTAAAGATATGCAATTTGGGAGGTTTATTAGGAGTATGGAACAACCATTGCTTCACTATCCGCCATCCATTTACACGTGAATTAGAAGCTGGCATTACTGGCAACCCACGCCGTATAAACATATTAGCCACAGATTCTTCTAAATAATTTTTCATTTTACTCTCGCCCCATATCGAAGGATCTGCCCAAATAATGTGTTGGGGCAATTGATCGTATATAGGTTTAATATCATCTATATATTGTTCGGCTACACCCATAGCAGTATACTCTTGGAATATATATACATTACCAGTGTCAGGATCTTGAGCACCCCATAAGCATACCGTTGGGTGATCTGTATATCCTAAATCTAACCCAGCCGCAAAATTCCAAGTGCGTGGTATTTTAAATGGCTCTATTACGTGCACATCATCAGACCAAGAATCAAAAAACTGACCTGCGTATACACTCCAATCACCATTAAGCCAGGCTTCTAATATGCCAGGATCTTGCAATTTCAATGCTCTGATATATTGCTCCCTATCGAGATAAGGATTATCATATATACGAGCTGGGATAAATTTAAAATATTCTTTTTGCTCTAATTCTTCCGCCGACCATTGTGTGTAATCTCTATCTACAAAATGCGTTTTAAACCATAAATGACTAATACCCCCTGGGTTCCCAGTCATTAATACCGTAGCTTTAAAATTAATATTCTTAGCTGACCTACACGATGCAAATAATAACTTCAATAAATGGTCTGGAAAGTTAGGTGCTTCATCTATAATCATTAGCTGATATTCCAACCCTTGAATTTTCTGTGCATCATTCTTTGTTTCAAGAGAACGAAAAGTAATACGTGAGCCATTATCAAATACAGCTACCTTCTGCTTGACCTTCAAAACATATCCAAATATGTCAGGTGGGTATCTACTGATAAGTTCGTTAATAAATAACTCTTCAATTTCAGAATATGTCTTACGAATAATAACAACATTCAAACCTGGATAATTTATAGCACAACGCACAGCAGCTGCTAAAGCCATCCAACTCTTACCACCACCACGCGCACCACCATAAAATATATATGAACCCGTGCCCAATAAATCCATTGCCTGCTTCTGCACTGCCGTAGGGCTCATATAATCGCTTAACTTCATAATTACTCCCACCCTATATAAATAATAATTGCATCCTATATAACAATTATTTAGCAATCTTTAAATACTTTGGAATAATATTCCAAGTATTAGTAGGAGCGTCTAGGTCATCTACAATACCTTTTTTGTCTGTTTTAGTACCATCCAAAGTCTTTCTAATTGTTATTAGTGTTTGCATTGCTTTAAAAAATTCATTAGAATTACTATCATTATCAGTAATAAAATTAGCAAGACGTTCAACACCTTGACGAATTAAATCATCAATATCCTTTTTTAATTGGTTGGGATTGTATTCTACTTCGTTTTCCATATTATGCCTTTCTTTCTATAATACAAAATTAAACAAAATAATATAATATACACAAAAAAATCTTTTTTTTAATTTATCTTGTTATCAATGATTTACAAATTCATAAATAATTAAATTACATTTATTTTGCTATTTGCTTTATAATACTTAATTTGCATTTTTTACAATTAAAGGTTTTTGAAATGAAATATAACAATCAAATCACAATGACGGGGATAGCATATTATCCCAAGATGGCGACAGCCAAAAACGGTAAGGGGTACTTATCATTCACTTTACGTTATCCTATTAAGAACATTAAGCAGGCAGTATTTATCAAAGTGCTCATATTCAATGAATTTGAAATTGACGCTTTATATAGGGAGCTGACTACTCACGAGCATCCTTACGTATCAGTTTTTGGACGTTTAGATTTTGGTTTATATCAAGAGAAGCTCAATTTAACGCTCATAGCGAATGGTTGTGTTGTGGGAACTTACGAATCTTCTCGCAGTGAAGCTGATGCCGACAAGGATATTGTCAGAATGTTAAACGAAGAGATGCACGCTGACTTTTTAGCTAAGCCTTTTGATCAAGATGATGCAATAACAAACGAGGAGGAAGATGATGGACCTGGATTTTAATGAAAGATACAAGCAATCTGATTTACTTATAGTATCAAATGAAAAGGGTATAGCGGATTATGCGTATGATTGGTTCCGCAATGTAGAAGTAATTGATAATTTTCCAATGCCAGAGATTGACGATACTTACAACACTATTACAGAAAAGGCACTCAAATTATCTAGCATCATATCAAATTGGTTAATAGCGGGGAATGGACCTGATTTCAAATATGTATATTTGCATACTTGGGATATAATGGACGCATTAGTATATTATTCGGCGCCGTGGATATGGGTATTCCCTGTATTCGAGGATACTGCAATGGGTAAAAATTTTATCGGATTTCAAATATGTATATTTGCATACTTGGGATATAATGGACGCATTAATATATTATTCAGCACCGTGGATATGGGTATTCCCTGTATTCGAGGATACTGCAATGGGTAAAAATTTTATCAAATGGATTTAGTATATTTGTAAAAATGGGGGTAGGTAAAATGAAAATAGATAATAATACAGCTCATATATTTTTATCACAATTTTGTGGATTAATGTTTCAACAAATATGCACGCAAACATTTAGTGAGTGTAAGAATTATAATGCTTTAATGAAGCAATACAATAAATATCACACATTCATACAATCATTAACTAAAAAGAATATTCAAAAAATTTTAGAATATTTGATATTAGAAAACAATTCACAGATAGATAATGATACACAGTCGCCTGCTCCCATATTATTATTTAATATACCAGATATAAAACATACTGGAATACTTGCTTTATACAAAGCACGATGTGAAGAAGCATTATCTAATGAATTTTATTATTGGATAGACCAATTTGCACAATTAAATTAACAATTATTATTTACATACTAAAGGAGGTTATAAGTGTCACAAATCATCAGTATGGATGCAGAGAACGCTTTAATTGGAGGTATGTATGTCGAGCCTGATAATATAGGCACAGTTATTAGCATATTGACACCTAATCCCATACACATACACAATGATTTAAATAAATACGCATACAATGAATTAGTAAATTTATATACTCACAACATCGAAATAAATCCTACAATATTCACAGATAAGTTAGGCAAAAAGTTATCGCCCTCGCAGGTTAAAAATTATATATTAACGCTCTCACAATCTTGGCAAAAACAGAACATTAGGGATATTTGCAACGTAGTATTAGGACAATCTTTGAGGCATTATATGTTTGCAATATCTACTAAAATGCAACAACGTATATACGCACGTGAAGACCCCTTGGATATTATCGAAGATTTCAATATACAGATAAATAAGCTTACACAGGTAGCTCAATTTGAGGCTATTGAAGATTTAAATACTATGACATCTAAAATGTCTGAGTTATTGGATGAAGGTGATAATCCATTTATTCATAAATTCATAACATCTGGGTATAAACAATTAGATGATATATTAATGGGTGGGTACGTGCAAGGTCAAATGAATATAATTGCGGGGCGCCCATCAATGGGCAAAACCGCAGTATTAATTAATATGGCATATAGAATGGCTATGCAGGGTTTAAGTGTAGCTTTTTTTAGTTTAGAATCAACAAAAGAAGAATTATTAGTCAGATTAATGAATTTAGTATTAAATAAAAACATTCGTGAATTAATCGAAACTAAACCTGGTATATTAAAGCAAGGACTTCAAAAATTGCAACAATTACCTATATACATCGATGACCACGGCAACTTAGATGTTGTTACCCTCCGCAGTAGAATATACCAATTGCAACATACCCGCAAAATTGATGTGGTCATTATAGACTATTTGCAATTAATGACTACTAAAAATTATGATGTACGAGAACGTGAAGTCTCAGAACTATCCCGCCAACTGAAAATTATAGCTAAAGATTTTAAATTGGTAGTTCTCTCAGCAGCTCAACTAAATAGATCTGTAGATGCACGAACAAATAAAGAACCAATACTCTCCGATTTACGTGAATCAGGCTCCATTGAACAAGATGCAGATGTCGTAATGTTCGTATATAGAGATGCCTACTATAACAATACAACCCAAAATAGCGATGCTAAAATTATCGTGAAAAAAAATCGGACTACTGGTGGCTTGGGTACCCTCAACTTGCAATTTACTCCTGGTATAGCAAGCTTAATCGAACAAAATCCCGATATACCATTCTAATCATTTTTTTATTCATAAGAAAAATATAGCATTCTGTATTTGATATATAGGTGCTATATTTTCTTTTATACGTGATAATATGTCATTATTGATTTATAGGTCATAAGGTATTAGGGGGGTTATAGGGATATAATTCAGGGCAGAATTAGTATAGTATTGGGGGGATGATAAAAAAGCAGGTGGAAATATAGCATACGTCAAGAAATCAATTTTAGCGTGGTTTAATTCACGCAGGTTCAATTTTTAATATAATCAGAATGAAAATATACCAACAGAATAGGAAAAATTCAACTACGTTAAAAATAGGGGGGTAAAATAGGCATTGTGAAAATATTCAATAGGAG